CTCCCTTAGTGACATTTGCAGTATCCATAGTAATAACTGCAGCATTAGTGATGGCAGCTTTTGCCACATCTATAACAACAACAGGTGAACTGTTAGTATCCTGTACTAATACTTTTGTGGCCGTACTATCAGTCCATGCAGTAGCACCAGTATTTTTGATAATAATATGCGTAATATAAATACTTTCATCACTTTCAAGTAATGAATCATCTATTAATGTGACACCTGCCGTATTAGTCCTTATTAATGTACCAGAAACAAGAAAAGGTTTGCCAGCATTAAGAGCATTCTGTATCTTATCACCTAATTTGAATAATTGCGCTGCAGGAGAAGCATTGTTCAATACCCTCTTTAAAGCATCACTAACAGTTTTCATTTCAATACCTCTACTATTTAAAATAAATTGCCTATACCAAATTAATGATATAGGCAATCTTGTTTCATGTTATAATTTTTACTTACCTTCTTCTTTAAGAAGATCATCGTCTATTATAACGACTTCTTCTTTAATGAGCTTATATCCTGAATCGATTAAATCCTGCACAATATTAGGATCTTCAATGCGAACTATACCTTCGACTACTTCTATATCAACACCATTTAAAGAGAATTGTGTATTAATAGGTTCATCATCAGTAGAATCGGGATGAAATAAAACATAAACAGTTTTACTATTTATCTTTTCATCATCATCATTTTTATCATCCTCTATTTCAGGGATGTCCGAAACAGGTACTTCTACAAGCTCGGTTTCCTCAACGAATCCAGCACTAACCAACATAGCTTTCATCTTTAAAAGATCATCACCCTTAATATTAGAATCGATTTTATAAATCTGATCTACAATATTAAGACTAATCTCTTTACCTTCATAGAAAAAAGCTACATTAGATTTACCAGAAATAGGAGCACTCTTTAACCTCCAAGTATCACCCATATTAATTCTGGTAAGTTTAGTAGCCGGAGCAGTATTTAACTGCTCCTTGCTACCAAGGTCTTTAGATTCCTTGAGGTCTTTACCTGTAAGAATCTTACCCATTTTAGCCCTCCTTAGGCTACCCTTAATCCCCTTATCATACCGGATGTCTTCTCAAAAGCAGGAACAGAAGCACCATATGTTTTGACAAGAAACGGTATGTCATCATCCGTGATTGCAAGAGGATTTATAGTGACCAATCCATTGAATTTAGAACCAGCGGTATTAGTGTAAGCATACTTACCTAAACCCTGATATTTATCTAAATCCCAAAAGAAAATAGTTTCAGGCGGAATCCCACCAGTAGCAACTAACGGATTATCACTCTGCATGTGGGAAGGTACTTCGCTACCAGCAGTAGTAGCAGTAATTTCTAAACTGGTATTATTACCAGTTATCGTACCAGCAGAATCATATGTAAATGCAGAAAAAATCCTACGTAATTTAGTTGCACCAGAAGTAGTACTCATATAGACCTTATAATAAAGAGCACCAGTATGTGCAGTAAATGTTAAAGTAACTTTACCAGCACCAGAACCACCAGAAACAGTAGCGGTAGCTTCTGCGCTTGCAAGCTCCTCGCCATTATAAGTAATGGGAGCAACCTTAAAATAATAAGCTGCATCAGCTAAACTACCACCACTAGTAGCAGGTGTAGCAGTAACAGTACCCATGGTTGCTTTAGGACGGCAAGCACCCGAAGAAATAATAGGGATATCACGATAAGCAAACAAGCGCCATCCACCATTAACTTCTATCTGAGTAAGACCATTACCTACAACACCCTGATTTAACCTTACATTGGTTAAAAGCCTCGACACCTTAGAAAGCATCTTAGGCGACATAACAATTGCTTTCCTGTGCGCAGCACCCTGATAATCTAAATTAACATCTATAAGATTATCAAGAAATTCAAGGTCCGTAGGTACCGTACCACCTACTACTTCATTAATACGATTAGTAGAAATAAAATGGTCAAGCCCCGAATGAGTATAAACATCAGCACCTGCATTTCCATACATAATATATGTCGCTAAATCGTAGCAATGCGTCATAAGATGGCTTTCCATTTCAGCAGCAGCAGCATCTATATACTTAGCCGAAGTATCCTGTAAGAAATTAGCAACAGCTCCTTTCCTACGGATAATCTTCATATTAACTCCAGTCCTTTCCCATGTACTGTTACGAGTAGGAGTAACAGCACTCTCACCCATAGCACCACCCGGAGCAGGAAGTGAAGTTAACCTGTTGAACTCATGATACTTCTGATTGTCAAATTCAGGGTCTATCATCGCAAGCTCAGGAGAAAGTCTAACCACTGTATTAGTGATTATCTTCTCCAGCTTCTGCGGAATAAGTGCTTCGCCAACGCCTGTTGCAGAAGTTAAAGCCTTACGAATGAGAGATTTATTGAATTTGGCATACTTGTTGTATCCCTTCAATTCAGCAAACAGAGACATGATATTGTCCCTCCTTATTAACTTAATTTATGATCTGAAAAGATGAGTTAATGCTGTCCCTAACTCCTTACGAACACTATTTCTAGTGGGAGTTACAGGATCACCATTCTCATCAATTGCAACTTCTTCCCCATTAACGACAGATTTCTGTACACCATTGGTGCCATTAATCTCATTAATAAGTTTCTTACGAATTAATGCTCTTTCAAGAGCAGGTTTTACAGAGCTACGAACCGAGCGAGGTACATCAGCCTTTGAAACTTTACTATGATTCATGGATTTCCTGACTTCATCAAGAACCCCTAAACCATCAAGCGTATTGGTTAATGCTAACCCAATTTCCTGCTGATCTTCAACAACAGCTTTCATAACTGTTGTTAAATCAACAATAGCTTTCTCAATTTTTGCTAATTGAGAATTAGTTGATTTTGCAACCTTCGGATTACTCTTATTCTTCCTTGCTATAGCAAGGATAGCTTTAGCAACTTCACTAATATTCTCGGCATCGACATCCGGAATATCATCAAGACGATCTTCCGCATCATCAGATGCAGTAGTACCTTCATCGGCTTTTGCAATAAGAGATTTTAAAGCCTTAGTTAAGGATTTAATCATCTCTTCATCATCACCTTTAACAGGAATGGGAGCAACATCCGTTCCAGTTTCTTTCTTCTTTTCACCGTCCATTTGTACAGTTTCCTCCTTCGATGGAATTAATTCACCTGCTGCAGATTCACCAGCAGCAATCTGATTTAGTTGTTCTAACAGCGAAGCAATATTTTGAATAATTGCTTTTTCTTCTGCTGTAAACACTCTCATTACCTCCTTGCTGATAATGACTTCATTAACTTAGACATTTCATTTGATATTTCTTTAAATAATTCATCTTTATTCTTACGATTACCACTAGGTAAATCCGAACTATTAAAAGAAACACCACCAGCAACAAAGATAGAACGAGATTTAGTAACTAAATCTATCATTAATGATTTATATTCATCAAAGATAATACCTAACTTAGCTACTTTATCATCACTATTAGAAACCATAATATTGTTGATAGCTTTATGTAATGTATCATCTAGCTGGTATCTTTTTAAAAAATAAGCCTCTTCAAGATTAGAATTCTCTAATTCCTTATGTAAAATACCCTGAAAATCCTTCTGAACAACCCATGGTGCTTCCTCACCAAGAGCTTTATAACATGCATGAGCAATTGAATCTTTATATGCAGGTCTAGGAACAACTACTACACCATCAAGATCAACAGCATCTATAACACGACGACCATCTGCAGACATCTGCACAATACCACCTTCGGGTATTGAACCCTCTATAGAAAATCCCTTCTGTCGTGGTTTAGAATAGGGAGGAAGACCATTCATTTGTTTCCATAAATGAACAGCCTTTTCAATGGTTGTTGAACCCATACCATCTAATTCATCATAAAGGCGATATTCAGTTACCCAATTACCACCTTTATCAACTTCATGATCTACCAATATTCCTATATCATCAGTACCACGAATGCCATGAATATCAGGAAATAAAAGAACATCACCTGATTTCGCTTGCTCTGAAAATGACTTAATACAATTCGGCGTCATTCTCTCGCCATGACCATCTATATTAATACCGGATGAAATACCTTTAAGATATTTACGTTTCACACCATTCTCTGATTTCTCAATTACATGTCCTTTATTTTCCCAATCAAGAGGATGAAAATGAAATCGGATCTTAGTATCAGACATTCTATTCACCTTAAATCAATTTATGATTTATCTTTTATCATATCTTTATATGATTGAATTACCGCTTCATTACTTTCAACACCCTGCATATCAACACCATAATCTTCAAGCTCATTAATCATCTTATCGATAATCATCTTATTATATGATGTTGCTATCTCCTGATCTGTAGCATCCGGATCTAATTTAACACCATATTCATATAACTTATCATATGCACTCTCAATTGTAGCAGGATTAAATTTCACATTACTACCTTCAGGTAACATCTTTATCTGACTTAAATCTTTTGGTTCTTTAATACCTATCATTCTATCATTAATTGCTTCAACTAATTCCCTAGCACCAAAAGAACCAGACATAATTGCATTATTAATTAATTCAATATCAAGTTCATCTTTTGGTATCTTTATATCATCTATAATATCATGAATATCACCATCACCCGCTTTAAAAGCATCTTCAAGATCGTCTAAATCAGATGATTCTTCTTCATTAATAGCTTTTATTTCATCATAAGCACCACTATCTTTATAAAACTCATCTAATAATTGTGATGGTGCAATACCTGAATCCTTAATAAATTCAGGTGTAAATCCCTCATCAAGTAATCTCTGATATGATTCTTCATCATTAGAACCATGTTCATATATCTGTTCAGAATTATCTTTAGATTCTTCATCACTTTCTTTATTATCAATACCATTTTCCTGCTCAAGAAATTCATTTGCTGAATCAAGAACATAATCAGCAATTTCCTCACTACTCATTTTATTAAATTCTTCTTCACCTATTGTATCTTTTAATGTATTTATTACATTATCTCTAAATTCTTTATCCCAAGCAAGATTAGATACTTCTGGCGAGTAATCAGATGACATATTACCCTGCAAAGATTCATTCTCTGGATTTTCCATTTCATCCATCATATTAGCTTTATCAGATAACATCTGATTTAATTCTTCGTCAGACATATTATCAAGATCTTCTATAGTAATGACACCTTCATCTATCAGGTCCATTACTTTATCATCCATTAATTTTTTAGAAGAATCTTCTAATTTATCAGCTTCATCAGGTTCTTCCTGTTCAGATTCCTTACCTGTACTATCACCTTCTTTATAAGGTTCCCATCCATCAGGAGTACGAATCATTTTACCACGCGCCCACTCCCTAATTTCACCAACTTGCGCCGGTTTTCTTCCTTTAAACACCATCGAATTTAATATATTAATATTTTTTTCTATATCAGAAATCCCATCATCTCCAATGATAGATTTCTCAACACGATCAAGTATAGCTTTTCTATTCAATATATCCATATTGGCCTCCATCGATAACACTATTAAGTAAATTAAAACAGAGATGTTTAATATAAACTATTAATTGTAACTCTGCCATTTACTGTAATTATTCTAGTTTTATCTTTATCAGTAAATGGAAAACCAAGCGCGGTATCTATAACCATAACACGACTACCTTCATTCTCGAAAAACAATCTAAATCTAGTACCTCTTTTTATGTCACCTAATTTAGATTCAGACCACTTACCATCAATTAATGTTTCACATTTTTTAAAATTCATATTAATGACTTCGCATACTCGATAGCTATCAATATAGTATTAAAAGCTTGACCACTCTCACTTAATTGGAATTGATATAATTCATCAACTCTAACAAGGTATTCTTCTACATTTTCATTAAATATCTGCATATTATAATCAGATTTCAATAATGGATATAAATCTTTATTAGCAAACCTTTCTAAAAACATTTCCTTATTATTGAAATAAGATTTAACTAAATCTATTGTATGATTACTTTTTATTTTGAATATTGATTTCATTATTATCAACCAATTTAACATAAATCGAACAAACATATAAAAACAACATAATTATTTAATCATTATCTTATTCTCATTTATTACAACAATATATTCACATTCACAATGACATCCTATTACTTGATTTATAGGTGCTGCAGGATCATGAGGATATGACATATGATCTATTCCACCTTTAATATTAGGTACAGGAAATTTTTCATAGTATTTAATTGGTTTAAACGTCGCAACCATAGCATGTGTATCACGAGGTTCTTTTGATAAATGGGGGTTATGTATCCATTTCTTTAATACAAATGTATGTGGATTTCTTGATTGAAAATTACTAGCAAATTCATCCCTTATATTATTAACAGCAGACCTAATTTCAGTAACAGCTATAGTATGAACATTAGTTGGTACACCAAATTTAGGATTTTTTACAGTATAATTTGTAAATGTCTTCTTTATCTTCCTTTCAAAAAGACCTTCTGCAAAATCATTTAATTTACCATATCTACTAACAGATTTATTCTCTAATAAGGTATCACGTAAATCTTTAGAAATCGCTCTACGAAGAGTATCAGAAATTAATTGACCTTGCTCAGCAGCCTTTATTATAAAAGCCCTCTTTTGTGGTAAAATATCACCCGGATTTGGTATTATTAATTTAAATTCAGTACCTTTTTTCTTATGTCGTTTAACTAATTTATCAGCAATTTCATAATATCTACGAGCTGATATCTTAGCTACACTATTTGCTATAACTGATTGATTAGTACCAACAACTATAGATATTAAATCTTTATATTTACCACCAACCCATCCGAATCTTTTCTTTAAACGATCCAAATAAATCTGTGCCATTATTTACCAATCATATTATCAATTGATTTACAAATATTATCAATCTGTTTAATAATTTCTGATTTCTTAGCTTCTGAATACATCGAATAACATATAGCAGCTCTTTGATCAGGATCATATTTTTGCATATCTGAGTATGCCATACATCTACTAATATAATCCTTTTTAGATTCATCTTTATGAGGTTTAGGCATTAAAATAAATCCTCAATTTTTAAAATTAATTCATCAACAGTCCATCCTTCTTTACGACCTTGACTAATTAATTTAATAACATCCTCTTCAATATTCTTAAAAACTGCAAGCATATCAAGTTGTATTGAAATTAATAATTCATTAAATTCATTACTTGAATATTTCTTATCAGCAATATCCATTTATTTCATGCCCATCATAGACATTAATGGATTAGACTGTTCAATCTGTGCCCCCTTAGGTTTATCAAAGGAAGGATCATCGAAAGGATCCTCGCCCAGATCATTTGTTCTAACCTCATTTACACCATAAAGACCACTATCAACTTTCTTTTTATAATAATCAAGTTCCTTATCTCTATCTTTAAAAATTTGAGCCTCTAACATATAACCGGGTCCAAATCTAAATGGAATAATCTCACGATTAAATTTACTTTCCAGTATCTTTACTAATGGAATTACACCTTTATTTTGATCAATAATTTCTAATGAATCGGATGTCGCACGACCACTTACTCCCTCACTATTAGACATATTAATTTCAAGATTAGACATATTATATACTAATGCAACCTCTTCACGTATTAATTTCTGCCTTTCCATCTGCGTACCCATAGTATTTTCACGCGTAAGATCAACAACAAGGGGTTGTCCAACCCCAGTTAATACCTTTACAGCATTCTTTCTGTATTCATTTAATATATTCTCAATGCGTTTTTGCTTCTTAGGATCCATAGGCGTATTAAAATCACTACCAGTAATATCACCAAATGGTGATACATCACCAAATACAACTATTTTTTCAGGAGGTTTAGTACCATCTGCCTGCTCTGCCATCAATTGGTCAAATAATAATGATTCAGCTACTTTATTAACTAATGATTC